GGGACCGGCACATCGGCCAGGCTTTGGATCAGCACGTCGCCGCCGTCAATCTCCGGCAGCCCAACCTCGCGGCGGGCGTCGTTGATCGTCACAAACCACTTGGCGGCCGTCACCCGTTGCCAGGTTGGGGTGACATCATCTTGGAGCGCCGGGATGTCGGACGTGTCGAACTCAAGTGAGACGCTTTGATCGTCGCTGAACTCCGGCAGGAGCGAGCGGGTCAACGCGCCGTCAAGCCGTGCCCACAAGGGGGTAATCGTGTCTTCGAAAAAGGCGCGGCGGGCTTGTTCGTAGTTGCTGTAGGTCGAGGCGTCCAGGCCCGCTTGGATGCCGACGAGGATGGGCGGCACGCCGAACGCCGCACAGATTTGCGTCGCCGTCAAATTCCGTAAATCCTGGTACGCCATCTCATTGAGGTCGAGGCCCATCCGCTTCACGTCGGTAATGGCCTGCAAGACGATGGGGGCCACCGCTTGGTGCAACCCTGAGGCTTGCAGGAACTTCTCTTTGAGCGTATCGGCTTCCGCCTGGCTCATGGCGGGTGCGTCGGGGTGTGGGACCAGGCCATAGAACGGCACCGCGCCCCGCTCGAAAAACGCCTTCACGAAGTTGGTCATGTCATTTTCGATGCCGAGTTCCCGCACGGCGGCCGCGAGTGGGGGCAGGCCGTAGGGCGTCATCGTGACGCTGCCCTCATACGTGAAGACGAGCGCATCGGCCGCTTTGAGGCGGAACGTCTGGCCGTCCGGCAAGCGATACTCCCAGTCCGGCGATTGTTGGGATCGGTAGATCGGGCGCAACCAGTCGGAGCGGAGCGGCGCGAGTTGCACCACGCGGCCCATTTGGGCGCGGACCTTTTGCACCACACAGAAACCGGAGACGGCGGCGATCTTCACGACGGCGTTGACCAGTTCCGCCTCGGAGTAGTCGGGATGCGGCCAGCGCATCAGCAGCCGCAACGGATGATCGGGCATCTCGTCGCGCTCCCCGCCGCTGTCCTGGTAGACGGCGAGCGGCGCGGTGGCCACGGCGTTGGCGATCACGTTGACGCAGCGGTAGGCGACGACGACCTGGTTGTAGCCGTCGTCGGTGTACGTCGCCACCGATCGGTCAGGCCAGGTCGGTTTGTTGAGTTGCCAGGTCGGAATCATGGGGTAGGCGGCGCGCTGTTCGACCGGCCGGTTGGCGGGGAGGTCGCGGAAGGTGATCAGGTCACGCGCTTTGGCGAGCCAGCCCATCACAGAATCTCCACCTTCTTGACCGGCGCGGCGAGGTCATGCCACGACCAGTACGCGGCATCCGTGAGGTCGAATGGCTTACTGACCGGGAAGCGTGCCAGCGCCCGTTCAAGTGTCTGGTGAGTGCCCTCGACGTGGATGATCTCGCCGCGCTCGTAGGCCGCGAGCATCTGTCCCGCACGGTGGACTTTGGGGCCGTGTCCGGCGCCCGCTTTGTTTTGGCGGAACGTCGGTTTCGGTGTTTCCGCCGGGATGGCGCCCTCGCGGATGAGCGCATCCCAGGCGGCATCATAGACCGCGCGCCAGGTATCGCCGCCCTGGTCGGTTTCGACGCCCACCGCCTCCGCTTTGAGTTCGACCGCCTTGCGGATGGCGCGGCGGATCGCATCATCGGGCGAGGTCCGATCTTCCCAGGAGTAGAGCCGGTACAGCATGCCATCCGCGCCGAGTCCATCCGCCTGGATGCCGTGGGCGTCGGACTGGTCGGTGTCGGTGACGGCCGGGTCAACCCAAACCACAATGCGGATCAAATCCGGAAGCTCGTCCCAGCGACAATGCCGAAAATCGAGATGATTGAACATACCGCCGGCGGGGGCCTCAACCTTATGCTGCTCTTCGGCAAGAAAGGCGGTTAGGCCCATTGAATCGAGTTTGTCTTGACAGGCCGGGATGCCGAGTGCCGGCCAAGTCGGTTCGCCGCCGGTGATGACCGTGCGGCCGTCGCGCGTCTCGGTGATGAGATTGGCAATCGCCGGATGCGGGCCAGAGACGATGCGATCCGTCAGGAAGTCGGCGCGACCATCGGCAAGGCGGGCGAAGATGCCATCGGGAATCACGAGGTTTTGGACGGCCAGCACTGTTGCGTGTTCGCTGCCGGCCGGAATCAGCGTGTGCGTGAGGGTCGTGATTTTCTTTTGCGTTGCCGCCTGCGTATCGAGCTTGCCGTCAAGGTCATCGAAGATCAGAAAATCTGGGCGGTCCTCATCCATCTTGACGCCACGGGCCGCGGTATCGAGGCCGATGGCGTCCAGGGTAAAGCCGGAGGCGGTGCGGAGGCGGTTGCGGCGCCAGCCCTTGCTCGTGCCGTACTTGCCGAGCCGCCGGCGGGCAGCGTCCGGGTAGAGGACGGCGAATGCCGGGGATTCGAGCATGCCGGCGACGTTGCCGACGTGATCGTCCGCCTGTTCCTGCGTCTCCGAGATGTAGAGCGCGTAGCGACGCGTTCGGCGGGCGGCGACGGCGGCGCAGGCGAGTTCGACGCTTGTGCTCTTGCCGCCGCCGCGCGGCCAGATGCCGATGAACGGCGCGGCGCGCTTATCCGGTTCGAGCGACCAGACCCAATCCCAAAAGTCGGCGTGGTAGGGCGCGAAGGGGGCGGTGATGTAGCCGGGGAAGGTCGCGGCGAGCCAGGCGCGCCAGTCGGTCGCAATCGTGCCGCGATGATGGGCGGCGAGTTCCGCTTGCTTGCGCCGATAGGCGTAGGCCAAATGGAGATGTTCGCGCTGGACAACCGCCGCGCTCATCGGTCCGCATCCCAGGCGGCAGCGGCAATGGCTTCCGCTTCACGCAGCAAATCGGCGGCCGGGATGCCGAGTTCAGCGGCAAGGCGCTCTGCTTCCCGCTGTATCGTGACGTTGACCGTGATGCCGACGCGGGCGGAAACCGGCTTGACGCGATCCCGCACCGGGTGTAGGTCGTCCAGCTTCGACGCCTCTGCCATGACGCCCTTCGTCCGGCGGCGGTATTCCTGGGAGATGGCGAGGAAGGTTTCGGCGTCGAGTTCCGCCGCCTCAGACAGAAGCGCCATCGTCCGTTCGGTGATGGCCTCCGCAATGCGCGCCTGCCACTGGTATTTGATGGACCATTGCTCAAGGATGCTTCGAGCCGTCGCCTTGGTTTTATATCGGTTCTGTATGACGTATTGGGCAGCAAGTTTAGACAGCGAGCGGCCAGGCCCCATCGCGACGTAATCCGCAAGGGCTTGAGCGGCTTTCGGGGTTTCTTTTGGGAAGGATTCCGCCATCGGCCACCTTGCACACGACAACGCCGCAACCGCTGGCCTTTTCGCCAGACGGCCACGGCGCGTCCTGCGCTCGACTCACCCCCGGTGGCCGTGGGGTTCTTACGGCATTATCGTACCACACCCGGCGGGGAGGGTTGATACTCGCTTTCGGTGCCGCACTTGGGGCAAGTTTGGCGCAAGCCGGGGGTGAGCGGGAAGGTGAGATGGCGACGGCCGGCGATGACAACCAGGCGGGCGCCGATGAGTTCGCCCATCGTGGCCCGGCAATTCGGGCAAAGCCACCATTGGCGGCCGGCCCGCGTGAAGATCACGGCGCGGGTCATGTGCCGTCGTCTCCGAGCAACGCCGCGAGGTCGTCACTATTGAGCGCGTCAAGCGCCTCGTGAAGTTCGTCGCTGACATCGTTCCACATGCGCCATTCATTTGCGGCGTCAGCCACCCGCGCCAGTCGCCGGGCCAGGTCGTGATAGCGGTCACGTTCGGCGGCTTCCTCGGCGCAGATATAATCCTCCGGCACAAGCAACGGTTCACCGCGCTTGACGCTCCGAATCTTCATCGTTGCTCGGAATGACGAGTGCGGCGGCATGATTTTCACGTCGTCATTCATCACGCTTCCTCCTGCCGCGCCGCGTCGAGAGCGGCATCGGCAGCGAAAATGGCATGGACGCCGGGCGAGAAGGCAAAGGTTGCCCCGGCTAGCTCCTTCTCGGTTTGGCGCATCTCTTCCGCCATCAGCCGCACGGCCGCGATGGCTTGGTCTATTGCCGCCCGCTCGTCTGCCGTGTCCGCACGGTAGGCGGCGATCACGGCGGCGGCAACGTC